TCAGAAACATTCTGAGAATGTGGTTGGTGTTGTTAATGCTGTCTACCCTTTTGGTATATCAGCACCATTTCATCGACATTACTACCGGTTTGATGGCAGGTTTTCTCACGTTATGGATGTTTCCTTACCGTAAAAAGCGTAACCAACAAATAGCAAAGGTTTACTTTTTTGTTGCCGCTGTGGGGCTGACGGCGTTGTTGTTTGCCATCGAACATTCGGTTTTAGGAAGTATTTTTTTATTGTGGGGCATACTCGTCTTGCTGTTATTTATAATCCGCAAAACGAAGCGTTACTGAATTTCGGAACGAAGCGTATATGAATATAAAACGAAACGTACCACGGAACCGCATTTTTTTGAAAATGTAAATAACGGCATTCGTACACCATTAGATGGGTATTCGAATGCCGTTCTTGATTATGCACCCATCCTCTTGTAAAGCATAATGTCGGTGTATGCACTATTGTAGTTCATCGTGGTGTTCACTTCCACGCGGTGCGCACATTCGAAGGGGTTGCGGTTGATGCGGCTCCGCCCTATCCATTCGCACAGCTCGATTATCTGCGACTTGTTCGAAGTGAAGTACACGTAGTCGTGGCCTTGGAGAATGGTGAGAACATCAAGGTAATCGGACAATTTCCAAGTCATAGTGTAAGTGCCGACCTCGGTGGAGAGGTAAGGCGGGTCGACCAAGAAGAGGACGTTTGGCTTGTCGCGGTATTCAGCGAAGAGGGCCTTGTAGTCCTTGTGCACGATGGTCAGGCCGTCAAGGTAGCCGTCTGCACAATAGTCGCTTCGCCGTACTGTGTTATAGAACGTTTGCTTGACGAGTTCGGCCATATTGTTGGCGTATTTCATCGAAAAGAGGAGCGACGGCGACAGCGTGATGTAGTCGACAAAGCCACATTGCTCCTCTTCTGCGATGATTTCCAATATCCGGTCGCGGTGAGGATGTCGTATCACCTTGCCGCGGGGCAAGCTATCTGTGACCTCACGAATGCGGGCCAGCAGCGCATTGGTGCGCGGTATGGCGGCGATGCGGCGTTGGTAGTTGTCGAAATCGTTATAAACGACCGTGGCGTTGGGTTTCTCACGCTTGGCCACATGAGACAGTAGGCCCGAGCCACCGAACAGGTCGACTATCGTCACGTCATCGGGGTAGCCCTTCAAAATCTGGCGGAATGCCTTAACGAACTTTCTTTTTTGCCCCATAAACGGCAGGGGTGCTTGTTGATAAATTGTGTGTGTCATTGTTGTTATCCTGAATTTTATTAGTATCTTTGTATCGGCAATCACTTATTAACGCATAACCGCAGGAGCGTGGACAAGGTTCTTACCCCCGACCACACGCTCCTGCGGTTTGTTATAAGTGATTGCCAGTTACTTTAACAATGGTCGGGGGCTTTTTGTCCCCAACCGTGCATAACTAAGTCTGCAGTTTCCCGTATTCTTCCATCAGTTTGTCGGCTTCCGCCTCGCATTCCCGTCGATAGGCCATAAGTCTGTCGAACGCCTGTTTGCCAGCCTTGTCGGTGGGGCATGCTACATATTCGCACAGCAACGCCTCCACCTCCTCTTGGCTGTATTTCAGCCGAACAAGCGCAGCGGTCACCTTGTCCTTGCAAAGGCCGCAGCCGAGTAGCTCAAGTGGCTCTTTCCTGTCGAAAGGGAAGAGCAATACCTTCACCAGCCCTTGTTCAATTCTTTTGATTACTTTATCCATTGTTGTTTGTGTTAAAATTGGCATACAGGGATGACGTAGAATGCTGAGGAGTATTTGAACCACTCGGACGGTATGCCATCACTGCCAAATAAACGTCTCCACACTGACGTTTCTTGGGATCCCTCAAGCGTTTTTTGGTACACACCGCCCGTAATGACTATTTCTTCCGTCAGCCCATAGGCGAATGCCCGATTAAGGAAGTTGTCGGGCGAGGTGTAGTCCTTGGCGATGCTGTCGAGTATCGTTTTCAGTTCTGCAGCCGAAGGCAGATACCACTTGTGAGGATAGAACCTCTCCGAGAGACGCTCTTCCTTGAATGTGTTCGGTGAAAACGCATAACACAGGCTTGCAGGTGGATAGTACACGTAAGCTTGCACTTGTCCATAGTATTTGGCTATGACCTTCTTGACATTCTCCAATTCGGACACGCCTTCCGACGCCTGCGGCACTTCCATATTGTAGTTCTCATCCTGCAGGATGTCGTTGCGCTGGCGGATAATGCATAAGGTGTTATATAAGCCGTATGGCACCTTTGCGCCTCTCGGATAGTCGAGGATGGATGTTTCCAAGGTGTACCAGTCGCTGATCATGTCCTTGGGGTAAGTCCTGCTCATCCCCCTTACGACAGACAGGTCGCGTGCGGGTTCACTTGCCAGCCTAGCCAGCTGTTCCGTTTCCCTGGATGTGGGTCCCCAGGCATACAGCTGGCCGTTGATTTTGTTCAGCCCCATCATACGACGGTCCTTCCCGTCCGCCGAGATATAGAAGCACACGCCAATTGGTGTCTTGGTCTTGTTGTGCTTGTCGCTCCAAGAGCCGTCCGCGTAGATGATGTCGCCCACCTGCGGAGCTCGCTTGTAGAAGTACACCGTCTCGGTGGCGGTGAGCTGTCGGCCGTCGTCCACAGTGACGGTTACCGCCACTTGTGCTTTAGCCGTTTCGTCCGAGCCGACACGCGTCACCGCCATTCGACCCGTACGCGCATCGATGGTGGCGTAGGGATTAGCCACCATGCTCCATTCAACGGCGCGCACGCTGTTGGCGCGTACGTTGTCGGGCGAGATGTTCAGCCAGGCAGCACCCGCCTCTTGCACATATATGTCGCCCGAAATGGTCACCGAGTTCACGGATATTCGCTCGTACACGATGTGCAGCGGGTTGCGGGGGTTGTCCACATCGCCCCAGGCCTGCACGTAGCGCAGCTTGGTGCGAAAATCAGGCGTGACGCCCCGCAGCGTTATTCGCCCACTAAGTTTCGCCCCAGCCTCCGCTAGTAGGTCAAGCGTGTCAAGCGATGCGAGCGTTTCATTCAGTCCGTCCATCTCGATGTCGGTGGGCTTTGCACCGGCAGTATAGATACGCTGCAAGATGTCGAATCCATTGAGCTTGCGGCAGGCAGAGTAGCGGAACTTCTTCACATTGGCCAGCCCGCCCAAATTCAGTCCGCCCGGCTCAAGTGCATCCAGTCCACGCAGCGTCAGTTCCTCGATGGTGTCGGGCAGCACCAGGCGCGTTAGCGTGCCGTTCTCGGGCATCACCACACCCTTAATGGGCGTACCGGAGAAGTCCACCTCTTGCAATACGCCACTTCCCAACTGAATGACCTTGGTGAGGTTCTTCGCGTTGCGGACGATGACGCGCCGGAGCATCACGCACTTCGACAGGTCAAAGGCCGTGCCGCGTTCGCGCGTGTTGGGGCGTTGGGGCGTGTAGTCCATCACCAGTTCCTCTAGTCGGCGCAAGAGCTGCATATTTGCGTCGAACTCGAAGTCGCCCAGCCCCTCGAGGCCCGAATACATCACCTGACCGCCCACGCGCCGCGTAAAGGTCTTGATGTCGGTGATCATGTCGGCATCGTCGATGTCGAACGTGGCGTTCTGCGGGTTGGTGAAGCCGAATGGCAGCAGGCCGTAGCCGCCGTCGATGTTGCGAACAGTGGAGAAGTTGTTGGCACCCCACTGCACGGAAGCGTACAGGGGCGAATAGAGCTTGATGGCTAGTCCCTTGCCCTGCTCGTACAGGCGCATACGTAGGTTGTTCACAACGCTTGCGCCACAGCAGAACTTACTGTCCATATAACGGCTGCGCTTCTCCAGGAAGTATTGCATGAGATTGAGCTTGTCGCCATAGGCCTTTGTGAAATGCCCGGTGTTGGCGTAGCCCATAGCGTCTGCGTTATAGAGGTTCTCGCACCACTGCCGCCAGAAATCGGTATAGCGGCGGAATATGTTGTCAGCCTGCAGCCCATTGTCGCGCATGCTCTTGTACATGGCTGCCAAGTCGTCGCCCCAGCACTGCCACACCAAGTCGACAAGTCCCGACAAGCGACCGTTGAACACGGGCGAATAGCCCTCGTCCATCTTGGGTAGCCATGCGTGGTTGTCGTTGTCGTAGCTCTCGCCTGCTATGGGCTGCGTCTTGCCCGTGGTGGGGTTAAAGGCATCGTTCCACTCGGCCCAGTACTTGTACATCAGCGCGCCCGAATTGTTGAAGAGGCTCTGCGTGTCGGTGTCGCGAAGGAACAGGCGTGCGTGTGCCACCTTAACGCTGCCGTCGGGGTTCAGCTCGATATCGTCGAAGGCAATGCTCATGTTCTTGTCGAGCGAGTCCATGCCGAGGAAGAAGACGCAGAAGACGATGTAGAAGAGCACGTCAGTCTTCACGAGGTAATCGCGGTAGGTGTTGACGAAGCGCGCGCGACGATATGCGGGCGTGTCGCGGTCGTACCTCACGCCATTATACGTCACCGGCAGGTCGAACTGCCTGTATTCGCCGTGTTCGGCCTTATACCGCTCAGGCAGGTGGGGGTTACAACTCACCACCCAGTTATGGAATCGGCGTATCACGGCCAGCTCCCTGTTGGCGGCCTCGATGTCGTCGGTGGGCGACTTCACCTGCCCCAGCTTATTCTTCTTGTTGGTGGGCGACTTCTTCGGCACGCGGGCATAGTACATCGGCCCCGCGCTGTCCGTCCCATTGCTCTGGCGCACCGTGCCGTCGGCCAGCAGCTCGTGCAGCGTCATCTCGCGATTGAAAAAGTTCACATTCTCGTCAATCTCCCACACCTGCGCCTTGGTATGGTCTTTCTTCGGGAAACCGAGGAACGATGCGCTGTACTTGTTGTTTATCATATTATATATGGAGAGGAAGGTGGGTTCCTTGGCCGACGTGGCCGCCGTCTTGCGGAAGCCGATTTCCGACAGTCCGCTCAGGCTCTTGCGGAAAGTCACTTCCTTGCCCTGCATGGCCTGCGCACGCTGGAACGACGTATAGAGGTCCATGTCGTTACGTGCGCAGCCCAGCAGTATCTCCTGGAATATGTTCATGGCAAGCACGTTGAAGATTCCCTCGGAGCTGGCGAAGTTCACCTTGTGTACCATTTCCTTCTCGCCCTCGGCCACGCCGCGTGTGATGCTGTACGAGGTGGACTGCTCGTCACTATGTCCAGGATCGAGTGTGAGCGTAACGGGGTCGCCCGAAAACGTTTCAAATATCTCCGCCCAGTTCTTGTACGGAAGAGGGTAGCCGTTGCTCGACGTGCCGTCGGCGTTGAATGCGTGCGGACCAACCTTGAATGGGACACCTGCCCATCCATCGCGCGCCTTGTTCCATTGTGGGTTAATGAATTCCGTAGCGGTGATGGGCATGTTGGGGTTGTTCTTGTTGTAAGGCAGGTTCTCAATATCCCACACGGCGATGGGCGTTTCGGGCAGGGCCTTGCGCACCTTATTGTATGATACAATCTCGTCGGGGTTGTGTATGTCGCCCACGCTGTTGAGGATGTCGTTGCGCCGGGCGATACTCACCTTTCCGAAGCGCACGAACCGCCCATCGCGGTCGGTCACGTCCTCAATATCGGGCGTGTCGTAGGCGTAGTTGCCCACCATCTGGGCGAAGTTCAGGGCCTTGTCGTACATGCGGATGGAGTACAACTTCACTTCCGCTTGCGGACTGCCAATCACGAGTTCCTTGGGCGCACCCTGCTTCCAAGAAGCCGTGGCATAGTCGAACATGCGCACGATAACGCCGTTCATGTAGAGGTAGGCCAGGTTCACGTCCTTTTCTGCCACGCTGCCGCCGCCCAGATTGTTGCGTGTGTGTGTGGTGGTGCCGTCGATTACCACGCCCAGGCGTACACGGCTCTGCTCGGGGTAGTAGGTTATCACGTTGCCCGTCGCACAGCCCAGCTCAACGCGGTTGGCATACACGCGGAAACCCGTCCCACTGTCCATGCAGTCGACGATGACGGCATTCTCGTCCGAGCAGATGCCGCTTTCGAATTCAATCTCTATGGTGCGCCCCTGCTTAGAACCGTTCGCCCCGAAGTCCGAGCCGAACGGCAGGAAGTCTTTCAGCGTGACGCTCTTGCCCGCGCGTATGGTCATGCCCTGCCCATCGATGAAACCGTTATTGTCGTCAAGCCGGAAGTTGTCCGAACGTACCAATCGGGCCGTCTGCCGTCCGCGATATGTGGCCACGATGTTCTGTGCGCTTTCGTCGCCGTTGGCCCTGCCGCGCATGGGCAGGTACACCTTACACTCGTCGGCAGGTGCGAGATCTACGCCCAGCCCCTGCACTTTAATCTTGCACTCGGCCGACACGCCGCCCACTGATATGCGCACCGTCACCTCGGGCAGATATTCTGCCTCGTCGAACGCCACGTTGAGCGTCTGTAGGCCGCTTCCGTGGTCCGGGTTCAGCGTTACCTTCTGAACGGAGAGCTGGCGCACATGCTGTCCGCCACCGTACAGCAGCTCGGCTTTTACCGAAACGGCCGTACCGGCATCTTCGTCGGGAAGGTAGAAATAGTAGGGCAGCCTTGCCACGCTGAACTGGCGCGCAGTGGTGGGGATGCCCTTGCCGAAGCACAGCGCGGCCACGCCGCCCGGTCCGGAGGATGCTTTGATGTAGGTGGTGGTGATGTCGGGCGTGCGGAGGCCCTGTTCCTTGTTTTCGGCCCACAACGTGATGGCGTGTGCGCCGCTGCCGTAGCGGTCCTGCTCGTCGATGACGAACTCGCCCGAGGAGTTGTGGATGCTCTTTGTTAGCGTGTCTGTGCGTGCGCCGTCCTGTATGCGGCAATACACCGTGGCCGGCACGCCCTGGCACAGCACGCGCAGCGACCAGCGCGACGTCTGCACCTGGCTTTCGTCGTATGCGGGGTCGAATTCCAGCGTGAGGCTGTATGTGTTGATATTGAAGGTGAATACCTTCTCCGCACCGTGTGCGTTGGTCACGCGCAGCTTCACCTCGTTGGTCTCGGCCGTGAGCAAGTCACCCAATTCGAAGGTGTAGACGTTGGCTGTGGCCGTACCGCTGGCCTTGAGCTGGCGCGTCAGCGCGGGGGCTGCCACGCCGTTCACCTCTACCGTGGCCGTTCCGTCCTGCGTGTCGCGGTCGGCGGGGTTGTCGCCCCAGTAGCAGTTGTATGCCAGGCTCACGGCGTTTTGTGCGCCGCGCGCCATGTTGGCGGCAGGATAGCGCGTGATGATGGCACGCATGGTGTAGCTCTCCACCGGCTTGTTACTGTACAGGGAGAACTCGCCTAGCACGCGGTCGGCGTTTGCCGTGCGGTCGGCAAACCAGTCGGCATACGCTTGCTCGTCGCGGAAGAACCGTATCGTCTGCAGCGAGTTCTCGCCGCTCTCTATGTTCACGAAGCCGAACTTTGCGCCGTCGAGCTTCGAGAGGTATTCCTTTAAGAACTCCTCGACGCGTGTTCCCTTATATCCCTGCCAGGCTGTGGCGAGGTCGTTTATCTTCTTGTCTATTCCGTTGGCCATGTCTATTTCCAATTTTCGTTGTCAACCCAATTCTTTTCTCCCAACCACACGCCCGAGCCGAAGCAGCTGCGTATGGCTGTCCATACGAGTCGCACGCCACGATATACGGCGGCTATCGCCCTCGTTCCGTAATACACGGCTGCCGCGTGATGGTTATTCTTGCGTATCATGCTTATTCTTCTATGAAGTAGCAGCGGTCGGGGTCGAGTTCCCCCGCCTGCAACTTCCGGTTATATTCTTCTTCAGTTACGAAAGCATGCTTGAATCCCTCCACGCCACCGATGCTACCTTGAACGTCACGAATGCTCTGCCTGATGGACGTCAGTTCCCTATCGCGGGCGGAGGCTTCGTTCGCCACGGCCGTGCTGGTCTCGCGGCGCAGGGTTTCGGCCTGTTCGGTAAGGGCTTGTCTGCGGCTGTCCGTCTCATTGGCGATGGCGCGTTGCAGGGCGGCGTCGTTGTCGGTTCGCTCGATACGCTCGTTGTTCAAGTCTTCTGCCAGCCTCTTGCCTTTCGTGCCAGGATAGGCCTGCCCCAGGTCTTCGCCGATGGCCACGCGGTTGAGGTTGCCGATAAGCTTCCAACCTGGAGCGAGGTAAACGTAGATGTTGCCGTTGTCCGGGCTGTCGCCTTCTGCGTGTATGGCCACCAGCTGCCCAGCCTTGAGCGGCTGGTGGTGCGCATCCTCTGGGACGGTGTCCGCCTCCATCTCTGCCTTGGAGGCGTAGACCTTGCTGACGCGCAGGCTTCCCGCCGTCTGTTCCACATCTGCCAACAGGGCGAGCGTGTCGGCAATGAGCCCACCCACCTCTTCGGGGGTGATGCTGCCTTCCTGCGTCTTCTCGCGTAGGGCTTGGGCGCGGGCTTGGAGTTCGTATATTGTTGTTTCCATACTTATTCTACTACTTCAAAAATGACGGAAACAGGGCATACTATTGGAGACCAAGTTGCCCCGTCATTTCCAGAAGCCCCCCTTATGTCACGGAGGAAACATTTACCGTCGTAAAATTCCAACGCGCACAGAAATGAGCCGTTATCCCCTCCCGCACCAAAGGTTGTGCTCCATTTTCGGTTCAGAAAAGAGCCTATCACAGGATCTACTTCAAAGAGAAGTCCATCTAATGAATTTTTCCAATCCCCATTTCTGCTACTTACTTTGATTTTCACACGTGTGGAGCCGTTCTGCTCCATGTATTGTACGTGTCCGCCATATCCATTGAAGAAGGTAACAGGAATGTCTTTCCATACGAATGCCCCTTCAATACCAACGCTGCGCCGCAGAAGTCCTGTCAGGGTTGGAAGTTCGAAGGCGTTATAGGCAGCTTTCACACCATCCTTACTTGTGCTTATGTATGCCTGTGTTGATTGCCTGCATGGCCTTGTCTGTCCATCTTCAAATTCTCGCTCCTCGTGTTCCGTTTCCTTAATGCAGACATATAAAGGGTCGTGCCATGTCTTAACAGTCACCGTTGTTTCGGGGAAGTCTATTATTTCACCCGCAACGACAATTGAGCCTGCGTACACTTTTGCCGTCGTCGTCAACTTCTCCTGATCTACGGATAATGGTTTCATATCCAAATGTTGAAGCAAGAATGCGGAGGATTTCCCGCTTATGGCATTTAGGAATTGCCGATTGAAGCCAGCGTCATTGTCTTGCAACAGCTTGATATCGTCCAGGAATATAGGTTGTCCACCCTCATTGAAAAGAAGTCTATTCATATTCGTATATGTTTATGTGATAACGGCGTCCAGCCGGTTTATATAGTTCGACAATGCGTATGATCTCCGCGAGGTGTCGCCCCTTGTGGCGGTCTTCTTCGGAATTGAGCGACGAGACAAGAAAACTGGGGACAAATATTGTGAAGTTTGGCTTGCTTGGCACTTCGCCGTCCATCCATAACGTCATGCGTGGGTTTAGGAATGTGGGCGGCTTGCCCTCTGCCTGGAAGTATAGGCACGGATGTCGATCGTCAGATTCGGACTCTATGTATATCTGTCTGTTTCGCAAGAAGAATCGGCGGTTAAGTGCGCGTTCGATGTCTTGCACGCTGGCCGTGATGTCGAGCCTGTCGGCCACTTTCTTGCGATATTCCGTGAAGAGGCGGTGAACGTAAGCCAGCGGAATAATGAGGATGCGGAGCAAGGCCACCAGCACTCGGCTGCGCAATATGGGTGGCAGCAGCTGCACAGCCCATCGGTTGAAGTCTACGTCATACCACATATCTTATCGAGTTTTGAAGTCCAATGGCGACAAGGCTGCCACCCACTGCAGTATAGTTGTTGCCCGCCACGGGGCGGAAGTCGGCATCGGAGGCCGCCTTGTAGAGGCATTCGGCCAACGTCACGTCCACAACGCCCTCCACGGCTTGGATGGCATCCACAAGACGCGTTTTGTTGAACGTTCCGCCATAAGTGATACCGCGCAGGTAGGCATTTATTGCATCTTCGACGGGTTTCGCCCCATCGCCGTTCCTTGTTCCGTTCGCACTAAGGATAAGCGGGTCCACCTGCACCGTAGCCCTCACCTGAATGCTGTCGGCGGACAGCGAACGAACGTTGAGCACCACACCCGCAATTTTAACGCGATTCATATACTGCTTGAACGCCGTAAGAATCTCGTTCGAAAGGGGGTCTGGCATTCCGTCTTTCTCCCCCGATGCCAACACTTGCACGCTCGTGCCGCGGTCGCGCACGGCCACGTATCGCACCACCCGCTTCTTCTCGTCGACGGTTTGGTATCGCCATTGCGAAGTGGCTTCGTCAAAAACGAGCGCATCGCCATATTGGAACTGCCGCGCTATCTTATAATACCACGGCACGCTGGCCACCACGGCGCGGCCAATCTTCTCGTCCACGTCCAGACGGTGGCGGTCGAACAATGCCTCCATCACGTGGCAGCAGGCAGCCACGATGAAGAAAAGGATGCTCTCGAGGCTCACCGCTGAGAAGCTTCCCTCGAAGGTGTCGCCCTCCGCCAGTCCGTATGCCTCGCGCAGTGTGGCCGAGGCCATGAACGCGTCGGTCATCGTGCGCTTTATCTCTGCAATGGTTCGTGCCATAAGTCGCTAGTTGAATGTGTCGTTAAAAGTTTCGTTGAATATGCGCGCTCTTGTTCCGCCATCACCGCGCAGTGTGGCCGGGGCTATGCCGTGTGCCTGGCAATAGCGGCGCATGGGACGGTTGTACTCGCCGTCGTGAAGGCGCAGCCGTGTGCCTGCAGGCGGTGCTTCACTTACGGCCATGCCATTGTCCATGGCCAGGCGCACCACCGCCTCCAATGCGCCGTATTGCTGTACGGCAATATCGGCCAACGTCTGGCCGTCACTTACCGTCGTCTCCATAGCTTTCGTGCGAATAAAATGAGGAACAAGACGAAGGCTATCCACCCCACGATGTCCATTATCGTACCTAGGGTAGGCCAGCCGGATTTCGAGTCCGTCGACCTGTCTTGCCGATGGGCGGATATGTCCTTGTCGTGCGTCTTGTCGCGAATAGCCGTGGCCGAATTGTCGGCATGGGTGTCGCGTGTGCGCTCGCTGATGCGGTGCCGCTCGGTGGCTATCACCCTGCCCGAACTATCTTTTACAACCACCACGCTGTCGCGAATAGTAACACTATCGCGCGTGGCCGTCACATAGCGCAGCACCACGCTGTCGCGCACCACGAGCGAGTCGCGCTGGCGAACGTCCACCTCTCTGTTTCGGGTTATCGTCCGCGTCGTGCGGCACGAGGCCAGCAGCATGATTAATGCAAGTATATATAATAGGTGTCTCATTGCTCTCGGGGTTAAATGTCCTTATACTCTTTCTTTGCGTCGAAGCATGGACATGCTTTAATGAACTCGTTTGGCTCGATTATACCGTTGCGGTTAAGGTCTGGCGAGAAGTCGCGATGTCCGCGTATCTCGGTGGCCGGATACTTCTTGTGGAGCATGCCCAGCAGTTTGCGCAGGGCCTCTTTCTGTTCTGGCGTGCGCGTGTCGGCGTACTTGCCCTTGGCGTCCAATCCGCCGATGTAGGCCACGTTCACGAGCATGCGGTTGTAGCCCTTCACGCCATTGCTCACCTTGTCTTCGCCCAACAGCTGCGTTATCGTGCCGTCGGCAGCCACCACGTAATGGTAGCCCGGGTTCTTCCAGCCCAGCCCCTTAAACACCAACAGCAACTCCTTTATTGTGGTTTGTGGCGAACCGCCTGTGGCATGCACCACGATGTACTTTATCGTTCTCATTTTCTGTTTTTATGTAATGTGTCCAATGCCTCGGCCACGTCTTCGGGCTTCACGTTAAGCTTGCTGGCTATCTCTCCTGCCAAGGCTTTCTTCAATATATTAAGGAAGGGCATGTGGGGAAAACAGATGAGCATCGAGGCCGACATGCTCCACATCTCAACCAGGATGATGCCGATGCAGATGACGCTCGTGGTCAGCCCTCCACTTAGACCGGTTAGTTTGTCTATTAGTATAAAGACAAAGACGGCCGTGCCGTAGACGGCGAGTTTCGCGATTGTGTCGCGTGCCAGTTCGCTCAGGGCGAAACGCTTTTGGATTAGGCTCGCTGCAATGCCCCACACGGCATCCAGCACGATGGCCATGACGGTAAAGCCCACCATCTTCTCGTACCCGACGATGAAATTCATAACCAGCAAGGCTGCGCACAGCAGCCACCCCCACACGGTGGAGAGTGCCTCGGAAAGTTTTTGTAAGAAATGTTCTATCATGTTATGTTGTCTTTAATATGTTGCGTCTATCTCGATGCCTTTCGGCGTAATTCTGATGTTGTTCACCCGTTGGCGGTCCATCTCCAACTGTTCGCGTATGAGCGTGCGCCAATATAGCGGGTCGTGGTCCATGAGCATGTCGGCGATGCCGCAGCCCACCGAGGGGCGTTCCTTCAGTTCACCCTTGTTCAGTGCCAGTATGAGTGCCTGGTTCTGCCGCAGCGTGTCGCCCACTTGCAGCCCCGAGGTTATCTTGCCTTGTTCGTCTCGCCGCACGCGTATGGCGGGGGCGAAGTCCGTCAGCTGTATGCCGTTCATTACCTAATGCTTTATTGTCGTATCTTCGTAATCTCCCCGTTTAAGCTGCTGCGCCGCCTTGAGCGGCGGGCCAGTCGGTCCATGCGTGCCCTGATGGGTGTGGGCGTTGAACGCCTGCACCAGCTCGTTAATCTTCTGCGTTAGCTGCTCGACGTTTACCAGGCCGCCCAGCTTGCCGCCGTTTATCGTTATGCTCTCGGTTTGGTCTATGGCCAACACCACCAACTGGGTGAGGTCGCCCGAAAGACTGCCCACAATCACCGCCGTGCCCACCTTGGGCGTTATCAGCATCTGCGCATCTGTTGCAGCCTCGGAGGCGCGTAGTCGCACGTCTGGTACGGCGATGCCGCCAATCTCCACTTCGCAGGTCAAGCCGCTAACCTTACGCACGATGCCCTGCATCAGTGTGAGTTGGGCCTTGCCGGCTGCGTTGCGCACCAGTTGCGCCAGTTCCTTGTAGTTGTCCATATTGCGTTTAGCTTAACCTGAAGCCTAATTCTATTTTTCGTACGCCGCCGTTTTCGGAGAACTCCGTGGTGACGGCTCGCACGTAATACGTGCCGTCCTTATGCGGATAGTCGGCGTTGTGCAGCGTGGCCGTATCGCCCGGCACGCATTGCGGCACGAGCCATGTGGTAATGCTGCCGTCGTATCCGTCGAAACTTCGGCGGCGCACTTCGGCCTCGCCACGCGCCTGCATCGATGCGGTGTCCGAAGCGTGGCATTTCACCTCCACCTTCTCGCCACCAGTGCTGCCCACTTCCACTTCCTTCACCTTGCCATCGGGCATCAACGCCTTCACCACAACGCGCACCTTCTTGTCTTCGGCACGGCGATAGGTGAGGTCGGCTTCTTCAATATTCAGGGCGAAGTCGTATCGCCGCTCCGCGCCCGTCACCTCGCCTGGGGGATGAACGTGCAGCGTGCCGTTTTGCAGGTAGATATCCGCGCCGCACTCTTCTTGCACCTTCTTCAACACGTCGTAGCCGGTGGCATCGTTGATGACGAACTTGGCGTAGGTCCATGTGTAGGTACAATTGACCTTATAGTCCTTGCCCACACCCTTTATTATATGGGCTAGCAGCTCGGAGAGCGGAACTTGTTTGAGAACCTCATTGGGGATGTCTTTCCTGAATGTGAACAAGTCGTCTTCGCAGAAAAGCTTGATGTCGCCGCCGTCGGTGGCGATGCGTTGCAGCCACCCGCAGAACTCATCCACCAGCCCCGTTTCCTTGTAGCCGAACTTCACCACCACGCGGTCGCCGCGCCTTATGCGACTCTCCACGTCGAGAGCCGCGTTGAGTTGTGCTGCCGGCAAAGTTATCTCGCATGTGTCGGCCAAGAGCTCCACGCTCTTGTGCACGCTAACCGCGGCGAGCATGCCTAGCTTGTAATTGCCGATGCTGATGTCGTATGCCATTGTGTACATGTGCGTGTCCTTTCCTTTATTGGTTCATGAGCGCGTATTCGTTCGCGCCAAGCAGCAACTTGTATATGTCGTCGCTATATGCCCTGATGGAGTAATTCTGGTTGGCCTCGCCTGCGGTGAAGGGCATCTCCCAGCTCTCGATGACCAGGCGCGAGATACCGAACACCTCCAATAGCGGCGAGAGGGCCGTAACGGAGGCTGCCTCGCAGAAGTTCTTGAGCCGAGCCACGTCGGCCGAAGGGTATCGGCCGTCGGTGCCGATAAGCACGCCCTCGATGGTGATGTCGTAGTCGTCTTGCGCCCACCGCTCCTTTATCGAACCACGGATTTGCCCCTTGTTCACTTGCCTGCGCTTGATGATGTGCCTGCCCGTGATGCTTACCATCGGCTCGAAGGGCAACAGCCACTCTTGCGCTCCGGGCTCTTCGAGTTTCAGGCTAAGCGGCATGGCCATCGGCAGCCCCAGGGCATTGGTGCGCACCAGGTCGGCCAGTTCGGCGTCGCTCATGGCGCGGATGGCGGAGTAGTCGCCCTCGTCAACCTGGTGGATGCCCGCATCGCGGAACAGCCAGTAGGGAGGTATCTTGCCGCCCGTGATGCGGAGTGCCAAGTTTTCCAGCGCAAAGCGCGTTACGTTGTTCATGTACTGATGAGTTTACGAGTTACCCGCGGTCGGTGCTGGTGGCGATGGCCAGCGCGCGGTTCATGCTTTGCACGACGATGCGCTCCAGTTCGGCCGTGTCGGCCTTATCCGTCATGTGAATGTGTAAAGTGTCGAAGAACTTGGAGATGTTCATCGTGATGCTGGTGGAGCGTCGGCCGCCTGTGGCGATCTCCTCGGCCGAGCGTCGGCCTTTCTTGCCCTTGGCTTTCTTGCCGTCGCCCTTACCTGTACCAAAAACCACATTTTCGACAGCCGCACTGCCCTTGAGCCCTGGTGTGGAGAGGGCCGAACGCTCGCCTTTCTTCTTCTCCTTCTGCTTGTCCTTGGCGCGTTCGGTGGCCAAATTCTTCTGGAAAGTGCCGCCAATGCCGCGCACGGTGCCCACAGTGTTCTTCACCAGTTGCACCGCACTGTTCACGCCGGATACGTTCTTCACGCCCTCTGAAAAGTCGGCTGCCGCGCCTTTGAAGTCGCCCGAGAACAGCTTGGAGAACGCCTTGGAGAGCAGCCCTACGCCACGAATGAGTTCCTTGATGCGGTCCACCACATAAGTCTTGATGAGATCGCCGAACTTGCGCCACACATCCCACATCGTTATCAAGAATGCGCGGAAACCGGCGAACTTCGTCCAGCAGTAGGCGATGACGGCGATAAGCGCGGACACACCCACGACGATAAGGCCTATGGGGTTGGCGGTCATGGCCACGTTAAGCAGCCACTGTGCGGCCGTCCATATCTTCGTGGCAGCCGTTACCAGCGTGGTGATGGCCTGGTATGCGGCCAGGGCCATCGTGTAGGTGCGGAATATGGCCCATACCGTGAGCACCGCGCCGCCCAGGAACATGAACGCCGTGCGGAACCGCACCACGAACCCGATGCCTGCGGATATGGCCGAGAATACGGATTGAAAAACGGCGAACACCCGTGGGATGGCTGCCGTTATCTTTTCCACCACCTCGGCAATGGGCGTGTTCACGCTCTGCGATAGGTCTATTGCGCCCTGCTGCACGGTGTCCATCAGCGTGCTCCATTTGCCGGACAATGTCTGACTCTGCTTGTCCATCATGCCGTTGAACTTGCCGCCCGCCCCCGTGGCGTGGGCGATGGCTTGTTCCACATTCCGGTACGTTATCTGCCCCTTGGCCATCTTATCCTTGAGCTTGCCGACGGATATGCCGGTCATCTGTGACAGTTCCTGGATGGGGTTGAACCCGGCGTTGATGAACTGCAACAGGTCCTGACCCATCAGGTAGCCGGTACTTGACACCTGGCCCATCACCAGCGACAAGGCCGACATTTTGTCCTTATCACCACCCGATATGTCGCCCAACTGGCGCAGCAGCGGCAACACCTTGCCCGTCTCGACGCCGAAGTTGAGCATGGTCTGCGCAGACTTGGTGAGGTCCATCTTGCCGAAGGGCGAATGTGCGGCGAAGTCGTTGATCTGCCCAAGCATCTCGGCGGCCTTACGCTCGCTGCCCACCAGCGTGGTGAAGGCCACGTTCACGCTCTCCGCTTGCGCGCCCAGCCGAACCATCGCCCCGACGCCCGCGCCAATCATGGTGTAGGGGTTCATCAGGAACTGCATGCCGGGTATCGACATGAGCGCGCCCTTGAATCCGTCGAACGAGAATGCCTTTCGCAAGCCGCGCCCGACAACCGATGCCTTTCGGTTGATGGCATCCAGCTGCTGTTCGGTCTGTCTGGCCACCGACACGACATTGCCCTTGTCGGCCTTGAGCTTGATGAGGAACTTCAATACATTATCCATCGCCTTTCGCTTTTGCTTCCGCTTTTCTAATCTCGCCTAGGTACTTGTACGTGTGGGCCCACTCCTCGTCCGAAAGCGTATCGGGGTCGAGGTGTAGATAATAACGCATCACGGTGTTGAAGAAGAGGACGTCCACGCCGTCGGAGATGTCCACATCGGCGTCCTCTAGAGCTTTTTTATCTCGGCCTCCTTAACCTCCAACACTTCTTGCATCTTCTGACTTGCTGCGAGGAAGAGATCGTCTCTTGTCTTGATTTCCTCATCGCCCGCCACCCAGAGCTGGTTGAGCATGACTTCGGTCATCTTGACGGGATCTGTCAACACGCTGACGTAGCTCAGGTTCTGGCGTGTGGGGCGGTGCAGTATACAGCTCTTGCCCTCGACAGTTATTTCGAAGAGTTCGCCGTGCTTGGCTTTCCACTCCTCTATCTGTTGTTTCGTATATTTCATAATCTCGGTGTTTGGTTTTACGCCTGTTTCTTATCGATGAAGACGAAGGGGATGGTCTTCTCTTGGAACTTGTCCCCCTGTTTCCATTCGGTGTTGTCTTCTGTGAACTCCACGCTCACCAGTATGTCGGTGGTGATGGCGTCGCCGCGGGTGGGGTTGCCGTAGGACACCACCACATCGAGCTGGGCGGCGAGAATGTCGCCCTTGGCCGCCTCGCGCAGGGCGAGGTATTCGCTCTGCAGCAGCGTTATCTCACCGCTGTAATCGTAGTTTCCGCTCTGCACCGCGTGCGGACGGTTGCCCTTGGCGTAGAGCAGCTCCTTCTCCTTCTTGATATTATATTTGATGCCGCGGATGCCGGTAACGGGCCGTCCGCCCATCACTACGGAGATGTCCGCCCATTCGTATTCTCTGCTGTTGAACATTGCCTTTTAGTTTGAAGTGTGAGGTGAGTGGGCGCGATGCCCACCCACGAAATGTTACTTACCTGCCGTTTCAACCTGGAATCCCAGCTTCACGTCCACGTAGCGTGCGTATCCGAAGGGGCGCACCTTTAGCGTGAGTTCCACCTTAGATGTGGCCAACACGTTCTGCTTGGGGTCGATATAAGCCTTGCAGCCCGCACCCTCGGCATCTGCGGAGAGTTCGCCCTGCGCCGTCATGGCGCGGTTGACGGCATTCTCCATCATCTGTTGCCAAGCCATAATTATGCCGTGCTGCAGCGTGCCGTCCTCGTTCACGGGGAGTTCGTCCAACATCAGGTCGAGCAGTGCGGCATAGGCGATGCGGTAGGCCTTGTCGATGGTACGCCGCGCGGTGATGTGGGCGTAGTCGTCGGTGGGGACGCACGCCAGGCGGTCGTCGGTGAAGAAGTAGCCGGCCTTGCCCACGTACTTGCGCGGGGTGATGTAGCCGGCATCGTATAGGTCGCTTACGGCCGAGGCGTTCTCTTCCACAGGCTTGTCACCCAGGTACATGGCCACTGGTTTCAGCGCACCATCCTTAACGCGGCCGATGTTGCGCTGCACGGGTACGGAGGCCAGTCGCCCGGCCATTACGCCCACTGCCGCGCCCTCGGATGCCTTCACCGTGTCGCCGATAAGCACGCCCACGCGATTGTAGGCCTCGCCGTGCAGGTCTTTCACAGCACCGCCCTTGTAACCGCGAGCCTCGATGACGATGAAGAGCGGGGCATAGAGCGATGTAGTGGCCCATTCAGCCAGCTGCTGCGCCTTGGACAAGGCGGTGAAGAGGTCATCATCCAGCCCGTTGGTGGTGAGGGTGGCTTCGCGGCCATCGCCGGCCACGAATATGCCGCGCAACGCCCCGTTCTGCGCAGTGACGAGTTCCTTAATCACGCCAGAGTCCTTATCAAGCAGTTCGGTGAACGTCTTCGTCTTGTCCACAGGGAAGATTACGAGCTTCACGCCCTCTTCGGCCTCGGTGTAGAACTCCTTCACGTGCTTATGCAGGCGGGGGTTGTTCTCAGGGGTAACGCCCAGCTTGGCCAACTCTTCGAATGAATGCAGGGTGTAGGCCTTGTCCAGTTCCATCTTCTTGGTAACGGCAGATGCGCCGCACACCAGGGCGAACAGGCCGTCGGGGCTTTCGCCCACGGTGCCCAGCTGGCCGTTTAAAAACTGAATCTTAATTCTTGGTAACATACGCCACTCCTTTCTTATTTAGCTGCTTCAGCGAGCAGGTAAACACCCTTCTTGTCGTAACGGCGCACTGAGCCGCCTGTGCGGAGCAAGAACGAATAAATATCGCCGTAGTAGAGCGGATTGTTAGTCGAGTCGAACATCTTCACTTCTCCAAGGGCACGGCTCACCGACTTGTCGTGCCATGCCAAAGCCGCGGCCAGCTCTCCTGCAACGGCATCCTCACCCCAAGGCAGTAGTGCCTTGTCGTTCTTCACACGAAGGACCTTACTGCGCTTCATGATGTTCAATCCCCATAGGTTGCCCAGGACTCCGCGCTGCACATCGGCCGAGTTTTGGAACATCCACTTGTCACTCTCCGATAGGTCGGCCAGCAGGTCGGCATACATGTGCGCGTCGAGCAGCAGGTAACGCCCCTCTTCAGGCACGTTGTCTGCGTCCATGCGCGTCATGATGGCCAATAGGTCATTCTTGGTAATACGCTTGCGCTTACCCGTGGCCGTCTCCGAGGTGTGAGCATCGCGCTCCGTTGTGCCAGAGGTGAGCAGCACATTGGACGCAGGCACGCCCTTACCCCAACGCTCGAGCAGGTTCTCGTGCGCAGCATTCTGTAGCTGAGCGCGATCGTTACTGATGATGGATGTACGCTTGTCGTACGAGAGCTCCACAGTGTCGATGTTCGGAATGTAGATAGGGTCGGTGGTTAGCTCGTCAATCTCGTATTCCAAATCGTTGTCTGTGCGCTGGTTAACCGATGCGGGCTTCACCGTTCGGTTCTTCTGCACCTTCGAGGGCGCGCCGGCGTTGGGGATGATAACCTTGTGGGCACTCACGAATGCGGAGTCGTCCACCGATTTCGATGCAAAACCGTTGTCGGGATAGAAATTCTCAACAAGCGTGGTCTGCCAGATGCTGATATTCAATGCCATTCTAATGTCGTTTTAATGTTATTCTAATGATGTTTATTCCTTGTAGTCCAGACCAAACTTTTCCTGATACTTCGCCTTGAACGCGGTGAGGTCCGCATTGCGCAATTCCGAGAGTTTACCCGCCTTGTCCAGTTCGTCCCAACTCATGTCGGCCAAGGCTGTCGGGGTACCTCCGTTCTCACGATACACATCGGCGATGCGACGAGAAGGCTGAGCCTTCATGCTGGCCAGCAGTTTCTCGGTATTCTCGCGGTCGGTCTTCATCAACGCCATGAAACTGTCCTTCTGCTCGGCGGTGATGCGTCGTTCGGCCACCGCCTTGTCCACGACGGCTGCGATTTCCTTGTCCTCAACGTCCTGCAGTTTCTTCTTGTAGCCCTCCACGGCTTGCGCTAGGGCATCGGCCTTGGCGGCCTTGTTCTCCAATTCGCGAGCGTGCGCGAGTACGGCATTCTCGTCAGCCAGATTGGCGAACGAGGGGATGCCACTTTTCAAAGATTCTAATAATGCCATTTCATTCTCATTGTTTTGTGGCTGAACTTGCAGCCGGTTATTGAAATATGCGTACAGGTCGTCTGCCGTCTTGGCTTCCACCTGTTCGCCATCCATATCGTATATCCCGTCGATGAGTTTCATTTTCAAAGCCTCGTTGGCATTCAGCCAATGGTCCTTTTCGTCGAAATACTTCGCGAGTACCTCTTCCTTATCCATCCCGCACCGCCCGGCTATCATCGCCGCAAGGTCGCCTTGAAGAACTTCCATCTGTTCGGCCATGCTTCGAAGGTCGGATGCGTTGCCCCATGCGCCGCCGCTTACCGAATGCAACATCAGCTTGGCATAGGGCGACATGTACAAGGGCTTACCGCAAAGGGCGATAATGCCCGCGATGCTCGCCGCCACACCGTCAATATAGACCGTGATGTCCGCCTTGCTCGTGCGCAATGCATTATATATTGCGATGCCGCTGAATACGTCACCGCCGCGGCTGTTGATGCGCACGTCTATCTTGGAGTACTGTGACTGCAAGGCCATCAGTTCGGCCACCACGCGGCCGCTGTCCACGCGCTGCCCGTCGCCTACGTCACCATATAGCAGTATGGCAACCTCACCTTCACCAGGTATTATATTGAAGAATTTCTTTTGCACTGTATTTTGATTTTTCGGCAAAATTAAACTGAAAAAACGAACCCGAAAAATCGCGATTACGCCATAGGAAACTGAACGCACATCATTGCCGTTCAGCTAGATATGGCGAAAAGGCAATTTTATTCATTGGCGAAAAAGCAGGAAATTTGCAAATGCAAAAAGGAAAAGGAATGACAAGGACAAACATTGACAAGAAGGGTATCGCCAAGTCGCTGTACCTGGACGGGAATTATACACAAGAAGAAATTGCCGAAAAGGTGGGCACTACGCGCCAGACGGTAAGCCGCTGGGTGAAGGCGGAGAACTGGGACACACTGAAAGCTTCCGTGACCATCACCCCCGCACAGATAATCTCACAATGGAGCAGGCAGATTATCGAGATTAACAACGCCATCGCCGCGCGCAATGATGGGCAACGTTATGCAACGCCCCCCGAGGCAGACGCGCTGGCCAAACTGGCTGGGGCGATCAAGAAACTTGAGGCCGACATCGGCGTGCCTGACTGTGTTTCCGTGGCCATGCGTTTCCTTTCATGGCTGCGCCCGCTCGACATAGAAGCGGCAAAACAGTTCAACACGCTCTTTGACGCGTTCATCAAGGACCAAGCTAACGGGGGTAAGGCATGAGCAGGCTGTCGGACAAACAGGCATTGGAGATTTGGCGCAGGTATAACGAGGGCCTTGCCAAGGACATCGACGTCGACGAGAGTCTCTCACGTTACGACATCGACAAGAAGAGGGCAGAACTCGAGGCCGACCCCGTGGCGTGGATCATATACTTCTTCCCGACCTACGCCAAGTACGAGTTCGCCCCATTCCATATTAAGGCCATACGGCGCATCGTGGCCAATGACGAGTGGTACGAGGTGCTCTCTTGGAGTCGCGAGTTGGCAAAGTCCACCGTGGTGATGTTCGTGCTGGTCTACCTAACTTTGACCAAGCGCAAGCGGTTCGTGGCCTTGGCGGCGGCCACCATAGATGCTGCCGAACGCCTGCTCGCACCTTACAAGGCCAATTTTGAGAAAAACCCGCGCTTGATTCAGTTTTACGGCAAGCAAGAAACCATAGGCGCATGGACCGACAAGGAGTTCACCTGCGCATGCGGAGCGAAGTTCATCGCCCTAGGTGCAGGGTCGGCCCCGCGCGGTATGCGCAATGAGGCCATACGCCCCGATGTGCTGTACTTCGACGACTACGACACTGACGAGGATTGCCGAAACCCCGTCACGCTTGACAAGAAGTGGCAGTGGGCCGAGCGGGCACTTTACCCGACGCGATCCATCTCGGAACCCACGCTGGTGCTGTGGTGCGGAAATATTATCGCTAAGGACTGCTGCATAACGCGCGCCGGGGCACTGGCCAATAGTTGGGATGTGGTAAATATACGCGACAAGCACGGGCGCAGCACGTGGCCGCAGAAGAACACCGAGGAGCAGATAGACCGAAGCCTCTCGAAGATCTCGGTGCGGGCTCAACAGGGCGAGTACTTCAACAACCCCGTTGCTGAGGGAAAGATATTTAAGAACCTGCCTTTCGGCAAGGTGCCGCCCTTGAAGAAGTTCCGCTTCCTTATAGGTTACGGCGACCCCGCATATTCCGACAGCAAGAAGAAGGGCAGCTCCACCAAGGCCTTGTGGCTGGTGGGTAAGTACAAGGGGGTGTATTACGTGATTAAGGGCTTTCTCGCTCGCGAAACCAACGCCGAGTTCATCGGCTGGTACTTTGAGTTGGACAAGTACGTGGGTGGAAATACCAATGTGTACTGGTACATAGAGAACAACAAGCTGCAAGACCCTTTTTATCAGCAGGTGTTCAAGCCCTTGCTGCGCGACGAGTGCGCCAAGCGCAAGGTGCAGCTCTTCATTCGCGAGGACACGCGCAAGAAAACCGACAAGGCCACGCGCATCGAGGCCAACCTGGAACCGCTAGACAGGCTGGGCGCGTGGGTTTTCAACGAGGAGGAGAAGGACAACCCCCACATGCAGGAACTCATCAACCAGTCCAAACTCTTCGAGCTCACCCTGCCTTACCCTGCCGACGGCCTCGACGCCGTGGAGGGTGCCGTTACCATGGTGGACCGGAAGACGGGCGAACTGGAACCCACCTACACTATCGCCCTTAACGACGAGGACATAAACAAGGACAACCCATTTATTATATAGACGACATGAGCAACTTTATAGAGATTACCGACTATGACGCGAGCATCCACCGCGAGATTCTCGACAGCCTGCTGCGGCAGGGCACGGCCGACTACGACCCGCAGATTGTGGAGATATGCGAGGACCGCGCCGTCATGGAGATGCGGTCGTACTTGAATAAGAAGTACGACTGCGACAAGATTTTCTCCGCGAGCGGCACCGACCGCCACGCCCTGGTGCTGATGTTCGCCCTGGACATCGCCATCTACCACATCTTCTGCCAGCACAACCCCTATAAGATATCCAAGAGTAGGGAAGACCGCTACAACCGGGCGGTGGAGTGGCTCAAGGGCGTGATGCGTGGCGACGTAACCATCGACGGTGCGCCGCTGTTGCCGGCGGAAGAGGTAGAGGACAAAAGTCGATGGCAGATAAAGGCGGACGAAGTGCGCCCGACGCTCTTATAAGTGAAAAAACAAAAAATAGTAAAGATGAAGAACCTGAAACAAAGGCGCGCACAAGGCCGCCGAATAACGCAGGGCGGGATGCTCGCCGCCCCGGGCGGACGCCAGCCCGACGTGGTACTGCAGATGCCCGAGCTGTTCCACTTCAATTTGCAACACTACATGAATGCCGTCACCTCAGCGCGCGGCATCGATTACAGCAACCGCGTGCGGTTGTATGATATGTATGAGAGCGCGAATTTCGACCTACACCTCACAGGGGTGATGGCCAAGCGGTTGCGTGGCGTGACGCAGATACCCATCGAATTTCAGCGCGAAGGCAAGCCCGACGAAGAGATCAACAGGCAACTCCGCTCGCCTTGGTTTAAGGAATTGCGCAAGGAACTCATCCTCTCCGAGTTCTGGGGTTTTACCCTGGTGCAATTCCGAAAAGAGGATGACGGAAACATCCATTTCGACTTGATAAACCGTAAGCACTACGATCCCGTTCACGGTCGTGTGCTTCGCTATCAGGGGGACATGGGTGGAGTGCCCATTGAGAACTTTGAAAATACACTCTTCGTTGGGACGGAGCGCGGACTGGGCATATTCGCCGAGATTCTGCCCGCCGTACTCTACAAGAAGGGCAATATGGGCGACTGGGCTCGGTTTTGCAACATATTCGGCATGCCCATACGCGAGTACACCTACGACGCCGGTGACGAGGAGGCGCGCAAGACGCTCATCCGCGAGGCGCGGCAGCAAGGCACGAACGCGGTGTACATCCATCCCAAGGACAGCGAACTGAAATTGCTCGAGGCAGCCAACAAGACGGGCAGCAGTGAATTGTACCGCACGTTCGCCGAATACTGGGACAGCAAGATTAGCATCCGCGTTCTTGGCAACACCCTCACCACCGACGCCAAGGACACGGGTACGCAAGCCCTTGGCACAATTCACAAGGAGGAGGAAGACGAGATGAACGCCGACGACCGCGACTTCATCCTCGACATCCTCAATTACCAAATGCGTGACATCTTCGCCCAACTGGGTTTCAACACCGACGGGGGCGAGTTCGTATATGCGAAGAAAGAGAAGGTGGACACTGCGCAGCAGATAGACATCGTGCAGAAGTTATCTAACATGGGGCTGCCTATCGACGACGACTACCTGTATGAAACTTTCGGCGTCGCCAAACCAGAGAACTACAACGAGCTTAAAGCGAAGAAGGAGGAGGAACGTGCGGCCATGCGCGAGCGACTGGCGCAAGAGCCCGAACCGCCGCGAGAACCCGAACGCAAAGCCCCAACGAACGCCCTGCGCCGTTTTTTCGGCCTAGCCCCGAAGCCTATCGGGGCGGACAACGACTTCTAATTGACAACCTCTACTATGGTGACGGGCAGTGCGCATGTCACGCGCATTTCCACAACGCCGATGGCGGCGTGGAGGTTTCGGCCGACCTGCTGGGTGACTTCCTGCACACCATTTACGAAGGCTTTGACACCTCCAACGAAATCGAGCCGAAGATGTGGCGTGAGTTGCGCCGTTCCATGAACGAGGCGGCAGCCGAGGGGCTGGCACGCGGCGAATACCAACCGCGACACAACGACCGATTTCTGGATGCCATACGCCACGGCAATGAAGTGTTCGCCGCGTTCAAGGTACACGTCATGGGCAAGGCGATGGCTGAGAAACTTCGCGATGCGAACGGCAATATAAAGCCGTTCGAACAATGGTCGAACGACGTTCGGACAATAGCCTCACACCACACGGGCGCGTGGCTGCGTACCGAATACAACACGGCCGTGCTGCGCGCGCACGCCGCGGCTGACTGGCAGGAGTTCATTGAAAACAAGGACATATTCCCCAACCTCCGTTGGATGCCCACAACGTCGCCCGATGCCGAGGCCTCGCACCGCTCATATTGGGAAAAGAAACTCACCTTGCCAATCGAGCACCCTTTTTGGGAAGAGCACCATCCGCAAGACAGATGGAACTGCAAGTGTATGCTCGAGGCCACGGACGACCCCGCCACACCCGCCGACGTGGTGGAGGACATGCCCGCCCCGCAGCCGCAGCGCGGATTGGACAATAACCCTGGCATGGACGGTCACCTTATCAACGATACGCACCCGTACTTCCCCAAGAGCTGTGCCCGATGTCCGTATTACAAGCCCCGAGGGGTTAAGAACCGCATGCGGGCAATGTTTTTGAACCATAAGAAAGATTGCTTCAACTGCCCGTACATCGACGCAAAGTTGCCAAGCAAACAATGGGGCGAGCCTAACGCTCAACCGCCTGATGAGGGTTCTTACAAGCGCACACACCACGGGCAAGTTCTCATAAGCCCTTATCATGGCGAAAACGAGCTTGACGACAACAAGCGACTGGCAGAATTTCTTGCCGACAAGCTGAAGACAAAGGTGTACCTGTTGCCACGGTTGGAGCAAACAACAGAACAGGGAAGAATGTTGCGCAGACAATTGTTGCCACAGGGAGTTAAAGAGGGAAAGAACCCCGACTACCTGATAAACGGACAGCTTTTCGACGGCAAGTCCATGTTCGGCTTAAAAAGGGACGCTAATGCGAAGGAACAGCACAACGCCATCATCAACCACATAAAGAAGGCCAAGAAACAAGCGGACAACATCGTACTGGAAATACCTGGCTTCGTTGATAGGGAGATTATACATAGAACTGTTAATGGCTACCTTTCACAAAGTGGAAAGGAACGTGTAATACTCGTACATTGGAAGAACAAGTTGCTGACGTATGGGGGCAAAACAAAACGTTAGGCTTATTCAGCCTAACGTTATTGGAGGTTCCGGAGACGGCAAGCCGGCTCTCCAGTACCAATGCAAAGATACAACATTATTCGTTACGAACAAACTTTTTAACAAGAAAAATAATGAACGCCAAGCAAATAGCCGACATCATCGCCCGCGCTCCACAGCAGGTGGAGCAGGCCATGCGCTCAGACATCCCCCGCAAGGCGGCCGTCATCGCCAAGAACCACTTTCGGCAGAACTTCCGCGATGGCGGTTTCACCAACGGCGGGCTGCACCCCTGGAAGAAGACGCGGCGACAGGATGCGGGCTCGCCGTACAAACCGCTGACCTCGGCCACCGACAACCTGATGCGCAGCATAGATGCCGTGGCCATGGCAGGTGCGGTGATGGTTACCAACCCGCGGCCCTATGCCGCCATCCACAACGAGGGCGGCAACATCGGCATAACACCCAAGATGCGCCGCTATGCCTGGCACATGGTGTATTCGCTGGCCAAGGTTAAGAAGGGTGAGAAAATGCCCAAGGAGCTGCCGCCGATGGCGCAGGCGTGGCGCGCAATGGCCCTGACGAGAAAGACGGCCATACACATCCCGCGCCGTCAGTTCATCGGCACGAGCCACGAACTTAACGTTAAGATACGCAAGATGATACTAAACACACTAATAGAAATAGGAAATGGAATCGATACTCGTTAACATGATTGACCACATTGCGCGCGCCCTGCCTTGGGCGCGCACGGTGGACGAAGACTACGGACAGCTGGAAGCACTGGATAACGAAAACCTGGACATGTATCCGCTCACCTTCCCCGCCGTGCTCATCGACCTGCCCGGCTCGGAATGGACAGACACGGGTGACATCGCACAGCGCGGAACATGCGAGGTACGCGTGCGCCTTATACTCGATTGCTACGACGACACCCACGCTGGCAGCCACACCGTAGACAAGATTATGCAGCGCGAAGAAAAAAGAAAAGCCCTGCACGCGCTGTTGCAGGGCTATCGGCCATCAAGCGAGGGGGCTTTGATACGCACCCGCTCGCGGTTCTTTACGTTCAACCACGGCATCAAGGTGTACGAGGAAACTTACACCTGCGCCCTCTCGGAGGCTACTCGGGAAACAAGGACAGTTGGCCGCACGGCTCTCTCCGTGCGGTTGAAGACCTGAACCCCTGTCGTCGGCTCTTCTCCACGACCCTCCCGTCTACGGTCGCCCCATCCATCAGCATGCGGCGCACGATACGCAGCGTGGTGGCTTCGGCCAGGAAGAACTCCTCGTTCGAGAGTTTCGCAATGGTGTCGTCGAAACGAAGCCGGCGGACTTCGCTCCAATAGTAGAACCGCTCGAAAAGCTTGCGGTCGCGTTCCAAAATAAGATCCTTGTTTCTCCCTCGCGCCATAATTCTTGTGTGCGTTAACAATAATATGCAAAATTACGGAAAAGTCCCCGCAACGGCAAGCGTTGCGGGGACTTTTTTACATTCAGGTTACAATGCAGTTACATTCGGCAGAAGCTAGGCTCAATCTTGCGCCAAACGCCCACCTCGTCGCGGCGGTGGAAGTAGAAGTTCTGCGCATTGCGCTGCACCACGTTGCTCTCCTTGAAGAGCTGCATGATTTCGGCATACTCTTGGTCGAACCTGCTCTCCAAGTCATACAGCTTTGAGATGCTCTTATAGTCCAGATCGCCGCTCTTGTTTCGTTCCAGCAGCGTCATGGCCAGTTGGTACATCGGGTCGTCCGTTCCCTTCTCGGTCTGCTGCACATAGCGTTTGAGGTAGTCCACCAGCCGTTCGGCCGCCATGTCGGCGCGTTCGTCGAAGCCCTTCACATTGTTTGCAGCCACCGTCATGCGGAAGTCTCCCACCGTCATGGTGAAACCGCCCTGGCTCTCGCTGCGCAGCTGACCGTACTCGGCCATCACGTCGCGGAAGGCGCGGCTTTCGTTTTCCAACCATTCGCGGAATTCGGTAACGGCCGTCACCACATCGTTCAGGCGTGCCTGCACGTCTTGTGCAAACTTCTCGCGCAACTCTTCGTATGCCTGCCGGCGGTTGTTTTTCTCCTCATTGGCCTCGTTCTGCAGCGTGGCCAGCAATTCTTTTTTTTCCTCGGGCGATAAGCCCTCAAGCATTTCCTTTTTCATTGTTCTTGTCGTTTTTGTTGTTAATCATAAAGTTGTACTTCACTTTCAGTGTTGGTTGTGCCACATTTGGGCTCTCGTCTTTCAGCCCGCCCTTGCGCTTGATGGCGCGCAGCTTTATGGCCAGGTCTTCGAGCTCGTCGACCGAAATGCGGCAAAAGCGCTTGCCCATGATGCGCGGATGCAGACAGAAGGCGTCCACGCAGGGCCATTGGGTGGTGTCCACACCAAGCTGTTGCATCAGCTTGAGCACCGTGCTGCGCCGCTTTTTCAGCTCGCGCGACGCTTCGTCATCGTCTACAACGCGTTTCATGTCGCGCAGCATCATACGGTATTCCTCGGGGTGCATCTGCCCGAGGTGGTCGGTACGGCCCTTGGTGTACTGATATACCAGCGTCTGCTTGTCGGCGTAGGGCATTCGGGCCAACAGCGCGTAGAACTGGCGGTAATTGAATTCGGGGGGCATGGTTCTTGCTTTTATGGTTCTTTAATGCATCTGTCTCTTAGCCCACATCTGTTCTTCCCTAAATTCGGTATAGTTCAATCGTGCCCGTGCAAGGCTGGCGGTAAGGCTTTTAGCCAGGTCGGACGCCTCCAATAGCGGCATGCCGTCCATCGAGATGTATGTAGCCCCATTGTGTTCCATCAGCTGCAAGCGTTGTCGTGCCTCGTGGTCGAGCCGTTTCACCCATCGTGTCTCAATTGCTTGTGCGCGACGTTCATGCCATACTTGCATCCGCGCCATTATTGTTTCGATTATCTGTTTCATTGTCTTGGTTTTTAGAATAAACTTAATTGATCCCCCGGCTGCCGGACAATCTCCAGCCAAAAGTCGGAACTGGTTATGCTACGGAGCGTCTGTGGGTCGATGTCGTTGAACCAGTGCAGCCCATCATCATGCCATTTCAGGCGAGAGCGCACCAAACGCGCCGATATGTGACAGTGTGCAGCCCTGGGCTTCTCGGGCTGTCCCGTTAGCCACGACGGGCGTGGACAGTGGCAATCGTCAATTATTCCGACAACCTCGTAGATCCTGTCAACATAGCCCGACTCGTGGCCAACCCAATGCACCGTGAATTTATCTCCCTTATGTATCATGAGTAACCTCGCTCCCCTCTGTTAAATAAAACCTGATCCCCATCTTCTCCGCCCGCTGCTCCAACGTTGCCGAGCGGCGCGTGTTGGCGGTTATCGTTGCATCCGACGATGCGCGGGGCACCACATAGCCACGCTTGCGAAGCCTGTTGCGCAGACATATTTTCGCTTTTGGGGCTTTCACCACGCGCAGTGCGGTCTTTTGTTCGAGTCCGAAGGCCACTCGCCGACGTTCGGCCATCACCGTGCACTTGCGTGCCTCTGCACTCCGCCGGTACATTTCGGAGAAAGCTTCCGCCGACAGCCGGTCCTTATTTCCTATGCCAGGCTTAAACTGGTAGGCCTTGCCAAACTTCAGCAGATTGGCCTTGCCTGCATTACCCTGTCCACGGTTGGCTCGTGCGGCATGATGCACGGCATTGGCCTGCATCGTGCGTACGAACTCCGCGCTCTTCTCCAAGCCCATTTCGCGTGCCAGGCGCACTGCTGTACGTAGCGACACCCCAAGGCGACATGCAACCTCTTCGTTCTTCGTATGGGAGAAATGCTCTTCCATCCATACCCGCTCCTCGTCCGTGAGCGTCATCTTTCCCCACTTTCCGCGTATCATGGCACATGCGTTTCGAATAAAACCTCTATTCCGCAGCTGCTGGCCACGTCAAGTTCCAGTTTCGCGCCCTTGCTTAACTCCCATCCGCGCAACATGTATATGCGGCCGCATTGCAGCAGCATGCCGATATCCACGCGCATGTGGCGTCGCCAATCTTCGCTCTGGGGCAGTCCGTTGTCGAATGGGTTCACGGGCGTATAGCCCTCACTTTTCAGACGCTCGGCAGCTGCTGCGAATGCAGCCTTGCGCTCGTCGATGTCGTGGTGCGCTATGGCACCGCTGATGTAAATTCGCTTGTTATTCATATTCTTTATTTTAATGTTGTTGAAATCAGTTTGAAAATATCCCTATTCTCACGAACCGGGATATTGCTAAAATACAAATCCTAATAACCTGTTATGTCTGTTTCATACTGCTGTTCCCGTATCTTACCGCCCCCTCTTCCCACACCACGAAGCCTTGCCCGTGATGTTCGTTCTCGCGCCCCATGCAGAGCGCAACGAATCCCGACACGCGCACCTTAACGCCGGCAATGTAACGAAGACGAACGGCAGGCTTGCCCATCGGTGCGCTCTTGTGCTCTTGCGATACGTATATAAACGTCTTCTGTGGGAAACGCGCCTTCAGTGCCATTGCCTCTTCGTATGTCCATTCGGCCACCTGAAAGCTGTCTATCACCACGAAACGGGGGCTCTTGTGCTTGGCCAGCCGCTCGGTGAGTGCCTCTATCCTTGTGTCTTCGATGATGAAGAAGCGGCGGTTCACGTCCTCCATGTGGAAGAGTTGCAGGCGACGTTGAAACGACTGGCGTATGCCCTCCTCGCCGCTCACATACAGCACGCGGCCGTATTCGCACAGTTTCTTGGCAAGCTGCATAACGAACGAACTCTTGCCCTGGGCCGATGCGCCGCTGATGAACCACAGCTCGTTGAGTGCAGGCCGACCGAACACGCGTTGCCACTCGCCATCCCACGGCAGGGTCTTGTATCGTTTCTCGCCCACTTCGCGTGGGGTGTATGCTCTTGTCCTGGCCATCAGTTTGCCCGTTTTAGTTTCTCTATCTCGGTATACACGCGCCGAAGCCCTCCGCCCGTGCGGCGTACGATAGCAGCGATGTCCGTGCCACTTGGAGCGTTCACCTTGGCCACGATGCGGGCCTGTTCGGCAAGGAAGGCGTCGCGCTCGCGGCCGTCATCGGGCGTAACCTTCGAATAGCGGTCGCCGTATCGGCTCAACATCTCGGTGTAGCCCACCTTCTTGCACTCGATGGAGCGGTTAATCTTCTCCTTCAATCCGTCGGCACCCATCATGTACCAGGCGCAGGCGCGTTCGGTGGCGTTCCACAGGGCTTTCAATTCCAAGAAGGCCTCGTATTGCAGGTCGCCCGCCTCGTCTAGGATGATGAGGGGCTGCTCGATGGAACGCAGGTAATACACAAGGTCGTCGTACACGTCGGCATACCGTCCGCGGGCGTTCACGCCGAACTCTGCTGCAATCTTGCGCACCAGCTTAAGTTTGGTCTTAACCTGCGAGCAGTCTATGTACACCGCGTTGGCGTGTGTCTGCACATACAGGCGTGCGGTGAACGTCTTGCCGATGTTGGGCATGTCGCACAATATGCCGCTCGTGCCGCTCTGCTGGTAGAATTCCAGCTGCGCCATCACGAACTGGTACACAGGCGTGCGTGCCGCCTTCCACTCTATGCTGGCTCGCAGCTCAACGCCCAGACGGCGGGCTATCGATATCCAATTGGCGTCGCTCAGCGTCTTGTCGGTTTGGCCGTTCTTCAGTGCGCTGTACACGCTCGTGCTTATTCCCAGGCTTGCGGCGTGCTTGGCGTCGCTGGGGTAGTTGGTGCGGTTGGCGGCCACGGCTGCCAATATCCGCTGTTTGGTGTCTTGTGTCATGTTCTAATGCTGTTTTAATGTCGTTCGATTATCGTTAGTTTGTCGTTATGTGGCATCCACGCCGGCCCTGCTCCAGTCTGTTGCCATTATCGGGGGCAACGGCACCTCTTCCTCTGCCTGTGTCGTGGCCACTTCCAAGTCCTCTTCGTCTTCTATCGTCAGTTCCACCTTCGTCTTCATCACACCCACGCGCTGGATGGCGTTGTCGGTTACGTATTTCCTGAAGCCTGAAACTTTCTTCTGCTGCTCGATGAACTTCACCACGTCTTCGTCCGTCTGTTCGGCCATCACGCGGTTGAAGGTCTCAATCCTTTCCACCTTGTCTATATAGCGGTCGCCCTGGTAGAGGTACACGTCCGTAGGCTGTCCCTCTTCATCCGGCAGGTAATAGGCCGTCACCTTGTAGTTGTTCGGAGCAAGGCGTTCCAGTGCTGCGGTGTTGCTCAGCCACCAGTCTTCGTGTGCCACGCGCACTGTTGAATTCCTCCTTACGCTGGTCTCAACAGCCTCGCCGATATGCCGTGCCAACGTCCGTGCGTCGTATGGCAGCAGCGTGGGGTTCACGTTGGCCACCAGCACCTGCCATCGCGTCATGCCGGGATAGCGTTTCTGGTCGGGATGCAGCGTGTTGTTCCATTCTGCGCTGTCGGCGCGGTCGTCGGCCATCAGTTCTTCCCAGGTGAAGTATTCCCGATCTTCGTAAGTGTCGTTCCATTCGTCGCTAACCTTCTTGTATTCCTGCCTCCACTTACCCTTGCCGTAGAAGCGGCCGATACCCGTGTGGTTCTTGTGTATGATGCTGCGTTTCTTGGCTCCGTTCAGCGGCTCGGCGTACTTCTCTTGCGAGTTCTGCGGGGCGCAGAAATGTACGAATGGGAATATTTCGCCAGCCTGCAGGAAACCGTCGCGGTATTGGCTCATCAGGTGGTTCTCCACCTCGATGCCGGCCGGTATGCCCCATCCGTGGCGAGCTATGGTGCGGAACATGTCGCGGAAGCAGTCCACTACGAGGCTCTCGTCTTTCTTTCGGCCGTAGCTGGCACCCAGTACGCACTGGCTCACCACGTCATAGGCGTAGTATGCGTGTACGCGCTGCTTGGTGTCTTTCAGCTTGCGCGTCAGGTCCACGTCGTCCATCGTTATCTGCGAAAGCGAGAACTGTCCGTTGTGGCGGTGCATGTGGGGCATCTGCTCGTGCATGAACGTGGTATAGGTGGATAGCGCATGTTCCACCATCAGCTTGTTCTTAGGCGCGTTCAGCACGTTGTTGATGGTACCCTCGCTCAGCGTCTTCGGCTCGCCGTTCTTTAGTGTAAAATCGTCCGGGCAGAACAGTTCGCCCGTCTCGGGGTCGTACACGTCCAACTCGCCGCACACAAAGCTCAGGTACATCTCGTGCACGTTGCTGTTGAAGGGTTTGTTTGGCAGCACGGCCAACCCCAGTATCAGCCGCTCCGTCTTGTGGTCCACCTTGCGCGCGCTCTGGTTGCCGAACTTCCCGCTTATCAGGCACGCGTAGCCCTTTTTCTTGAACTCCGCCACCTTCTTGCGAAATCGCAGGGTGGATGTGGGCAACGTGTGGCCGTACTCTTCTTTCAGTACGTCGATGGCCTCGGCCATCATGTCCCAGTCGTATGCCTCGCCCATCACCGTGTGCTGTGCCTTCGCGCTGTTGTACAGAGCGAAGGCCGCTCTTATCACGCCTGCGTTCACGGTGTACTCCCTCACATGCCGCCGGGGCAGCTCAACGCCGCATTGTTCGGGATCGGAGAAGAAGGCGTATGCGCGCTGGTCGTAGTCGTAGTTCTCGCGCACCCAGTTCACCAGCCGTACGATGCGCAGGTTGGGATAGGCGTGCTTCACGGCCTCCTTCATCGCGGCAGGTAGCGTGTCCACGGCCACAAGGGCGTAGTTGCCTAGGCCGCGGGCGGTGCGGGCGATGTCGAGCTTGCCCCTTGCCGCCTTCTGGCGATAGTTGGCCTCGCTGATTAGTCCCCGCTCCACCAGCTCCTTCGCAGGGATGCACAGCCGGCCCTCGTAATATTCTACCATAGTCATGCGCCTCCTTACCTTAGCACCGTAACGCGCTCTACTCCGTCTATCTTCACGGCCTCGCGCTGCAGCTCCTCAAAGTCCTCTAACAGTCCAAGGCACAGTTGTGTCTTCACCAATTTTCCGTTCTTCTCTATAATTACCGAACCATTGCGATACACGGTCATCACCGTGCCGCGAGGGAAGAACTGCTTCATCGTGCCGTCGGTCAGGTGGATGGTATCCACGTCTATGCAATCGTCGGCCATCGACACGCCGCCGTTCTTCATGGCTGCTTCCCTTATGCGCATGGCCAGGGGCGAGTTGCCACGGCGCTCGTCGTAGGTCAGCGCGTTGTATAGGCTGCGTTCGCTTGCCTTGAACTGTTTCATCAGCTTCTGCTTGACCTCGTCGGTCACCACTATCTTCCTTTTCATATCCTGCTCCTTTTATATCGGTTCTTGTATTCTTCTCCTCTTATTCCCTGCCCATTATCTATGCTCTTCATCTTGACTGTCGTTACCGATGAAGTCCAGCATCATCTGGTATTGCTCGCACATGCGGCGTTTGGCTTCCAGTTCGTTGATGTTGGCCAGGGCCACAGATGTCATGACGTCCCCCCTCACGCTCGCTTCCAACAGCAACGCCTGCGTGCCATCCATCCTGTTGCGCAAGTATTCGCGCACCTTGTCCACGTCTCCCTCGCCAATGCGCACCAGCAGGCGTTCGTATTCCAACTTGTACACCTGCATCTTGTAGGCGTCTTCCGAGTGCCAGCGGAAAAAACGTCCGTAGTCTTCCGCCATAACCTCCTTGTACCGCTCCAAGTCCTTGGCCATGCCATCCAACCTGTTCTCCACGTCCTTGGCAAGCAACGCCAACTTGCTGTTTTGTTTTTCTGTACTCATATCCGTATATCCTTTATTTATTATATTCGTGTATATTGGGACGCCTGTTCACGCCGTCACAAACCATCAGCCTGTAAACGAGATTTTTTACATACTCCTCGGGAGCGGTAAAAACTATGCCCTGCTCAGGGTCGTAGCAGAACCGCACGCGGTCTGTCATCAGCCTTTGGGCCACTCTACCCTTGAAATCGTTGGTCGCCCATTCCTTTATTTCTGTTGTCTCGTTCATTTTCTTTAATATTATATATTTGTGTAATCGCGCCTTTTTTTGTACATTTGGCACATGTTCCATTTTGAACACGTTGCAAAGATAAACAAGATTTCTCGACTATGCAAGAAAATAAGCAAGAAAAATCACTTATAAAGCGAAATATCTCGCTTTATTTGTCTTCTAAGGGTATCACTCCCTATGAATTTTACAAAGAATCGGGTACGACTCGAGGCATATTAGGCCAGAATAATGGCATAAGCGAGGATAATATTTCAAGATTTCTCGCTTACGCCCCAGATGTAAATGTAGGGTGGCTTCTTACTGGCGAGGGCAATATGCTCAAATCAGAATCTGATACACATGAGTCAGTTTCGTCCACTGAGCAACCCTGTTCTTCTAACGAAGGCGCGCCCTATTACGATGTTGAATTCCAAGGTGGATTCACAGACTCTTTTAATGACCAAACCATCTATCCTGAACGACACATATATATACCAGGGTTCGAACGTGTGCAGGTGTGGTGCAACATATCTGGACACTCAATGGAACCTCGCATAGGGCATCAGGACATTATAGGGCTGCGCCAATGCCTAGTTCAGGATATTCAGTTCGGAAAGATATACGCCGTGGTATTGAAGTCCAAACGCACGGTTAAGATATTACGGAAATCGAATAACCCACAGATGCTCCGCTATGTGCCCATTAACGATAAGGAATTTGATGAGCAAGAATTCCCCATCACAGATATTATAAGCATATTTGAAGTTCTGGGTGGTGTAGCTAAGTTCTTTTAGCCACAATAAGCCCCTCCCCACCTCCTCCCCGCACGCCCCCGCGCCCCTTTTTAGGCGTCCCCTCCCTCAAAAATAGGAAGCAAAACACTAAATGCCTGATAATCAACACGTATAAAAACGCCAACGCTTAAAAGGGTGGGGTTTTAACTCAACATCAATTCACACGTTTTTGCCCCGAAACACACGAACAGGGTATTTAACTCCGTTTCAACACTAGCTAGGCAAATACGCGTTTTTGTCACTCCTAACCTTTCATTTTGTCACTCCTAACTGTCACTCCTAATGTCACTCCTAACCCAAAAATGACCTAAAATCGACCCGAAAAGGCACAAAAAAGGCGGCCCGAAAGCCGCCCAATAGTCACACACACCAAAACACCATTTAAAACGCGTTCTAACGCCCTAAAAACACCGCACTAACCATCACCCTCACGCCTGCACCCGATAAGCGTAGATTGCCGTATAACAGCGCGTTTATTGATGATTACGCCACCTCCCGACAACCCCGCGTGCAGCAGATAATTCTTTGTCACACCCACTTGTTCAGGGGTGAATACAGTAAACACGGCCGATAAGCTGCTGAAATACCAGTCACGCCGCTTTACGCCATCAATTCTCTGCAACAAGTGCACATGTATAACCTTTGCCATATCATTTATAGTTTTGATATGCAAATATACCAAATAATACTTATATAGAACAATTAGACGATAATGAAACAACAAAACGCCAATAAAAAAAAGATGAAAACACCATCTGCTTTCACCCATAGCCTTGTCCCTTCACGCCTCTTAGATAAGCCCAAATGGCCCTAAATAAGCCCTAGAAACGCCCCAAAACCATCCCAATGTAACATTTCGCCCCATCAAACCCTACCATCCACCCCTCGCATGTAACACGAATGTCGCATCGATGTTACATTATATACGCTTCGTTTTTTTTCGCCCAATATCCTTTCACA